GACTTCATAGATTCCCCCGAGTATCTGGGGGCCACGGACTTGCGCCTTTGGCCGGAGGTCCGCAGGGCCATAGTAGAAATAAACAGGGATTGGTGGCGGGGTACCTCAGCGTCCAATCACGAGGCCCTACTTATGGGATCAACCGGCTCGGGTAAATGCCTTGGAAAAGGCACGCCCGTATTGCTCTACAATGGCAACGTTGTTCCCGTGGAAGACGTTAGGGTGGGTGACACGCTGATGGGGCCGGACTCCACACCGAGGCGGGTGCTATCCTTGGCTCGCGGCAGGGAGGAGCTATTCCGTGTAACGCCAACCAAAGGGGAGCCCTACGTAGTTAACCGCAGCCACATACTTAGTCTGAAAGCTACTGGACTGCCCGTCACTAGGCACGGGGTGCCGTTGCGCCTACGCACAGCCCACGGCAAATCTGTTGGCTCTGGAGAGGTTGTTAATTTGTCGGTGGACGAGTATTTGGAGTCCACCAAGACGTTCAAGCACGTTGCTAAGGGCTGGTGCACCGGGGTGGAGTTCGCGGAGGCGGGGCCGTTGCCGGTAGACCCGTATTTCGTAGGGCTGTGGCTGGGGGACGGCACGTCACGAGGCCTGTCCATAACCACCGCGGATACGGTAATTTTGGATTACCTGTACGCATTCGCGCGCAAGAACGACCTTCGAGTAGTGGACTACACCTACGGCGACAGGTGCCCCACGTACGGGCTGTCCTGCAAGACTCGCGCGCAGGGGAATGCCGTACTGAACAGCATGCGTGCGATGGGGCTGTGCGACGGTAGTAAGCACATACCGCACGAATACCTTACGGCTAGCCGAAAAGACAGGCTAGCCCTATTGGCGGGGTTACTGGATAGCGACGGACACCTGTCGAAAAACTGCTACGACTACGTTTCTGACGACCGCCGCCTGTCCGACAGCGTGGTATTCCTATGCAGGTCACTGGGGTTAGCCGCGTACGTGGCGAAAACCGTGAAAGCGGCACAGACTGGCACGTCGGGCACGTACTACCGGGTATCGATCAGCGGGGACACGTGGCAGGTACCCACCCGTTTGGGGAGGAAGCAAGCCACCAGGCGCGCGCAGAAAAAAGACGTGCTAATGACCGGTATTACGGTGGACTCCATTGGGGAGGGGGACTATTACGGGTTTGAAATTGATGGTGATAGGCTGTTCTTGCTGGGGGATTTTACGGTAACGCATAACACGGAAATATCCAAGGTTACGCAGCTATACCACCTCTACCTATTGTCGTGCTTGGACAACCCGCAGGGGTATTACGGGCTGCCTAAAGCCACCTCGATAGTTTTCGCTATCATGGCGGCTAAACCGCACGTCACGAAAAAGGTCATATACGATCCGCTGCGGCACATGGTAGAGCACATACCGTACTTCCAGAAACATCTACGACCGAGCAAGTTGGTGGAGTCGGAGATGATTTTCGAGGAGAAGAATATACGGGTAGTGCCTGGCGGGGTGGATGCGGACTCCATTCTCGGGGAGGCGGTAATCAGCGGGATTATCGATGAAATAAACTTCATGAACGTGGTTCTACGCTCGAAGAAAGCGGAGGTGACTACGGGAAGGTCCGGCGTGTACGATCAGGCGCAGACAATCCACAGTTCCATGACGCGCCGGGTGAAAGGCCGATTCACCAAGCCGGGACCGAAGATCGGTATCGTCTGCACTTCCTCCTCTACCCGCTATAAAGGGGACTTTACCGACAAGCGCAAGAAGCAGGCGATAGACCACGGCGAACAAGGTATCTACATATACGACCGGCCGCAATACGAGGTTAAACCGCAAGAAAATTTCTGCGGGGACAAGTTCCGCTTGCTGGTTGGCAACGACGTTATCAGCGACGTACGCATACTCCTAGATACCGACGTTCCTCCGGAGGGGGCGAGAGTCCTGGAAATACCGGTGGAGTACGAGTCGGAATTCCGCAGGGACCCCCATTCTGCGCTTCGCGATATATGCGGTATATCCACTAGCTCTATAGCTCCGTTCTTCAAACGCCGCTTCAAGATATACGAGGCGGTAAGTGCCGGCGAAGAGGAAGGACTGGCGTCGTTCCTGCTAAACGACAACGTTGTTCTCGGCGTGGACGGCATGCCTATTGTGCGGTTCGGGCACTATTGCACCGACCCCTCTAGTCCGCGATATGTACACGTTGACTTGTCGAAGACTGGGGATCGCTGTGGTATTGCGATGCTTCGTTTTGATGGGCTCACCACGACCACGAGAGCTAACGGTGCGGTAGAGACGTTGCCGGTGGCGACGGTAGAATTGGCTTGCTCGATACAACCCGATGCGAATAATGAAATCGACTTTGCGGAGGTGCGGACATGGATTAAGCAGCTACGTGATGTCTACGGGTACCCGATCAAGGCGGTAACCTACGACGGCATTTTCAGCATCGAGTCCATACAGCAGTGGCGCAAGATAGGCATGCGTACGGGCAACGTTTCGGTGGATAGGACTTCTGCGCCATACAAAAACCTACGGGACGCGTTTAGCGACAACCGTATGCGTATGTATCGGCAGGAAGTGTTGATCGGGGAGCTATTCGACCTAGAGTATGATGACGACAAGGACAAGGTAGACCATCCGGTGAACGGCAGCAAAGACGTTGCGGACGCCGTTTGCGGCGCGTACTACTCTATGCTGACAAAGAGGTCTACGTGGATGGATAACCCGGACCCTGATTTCGCGAATAGTGGGCGGGTAGAGTTCGGGGACAGGTACGAAACTGGGGATAGGAGATAGTATGTTCGGTATGGAGTGGATTCAGTGGGTGTATATGCTTTCCGGTATGTACCTTGGAGTGGGGCTGTACAAGCTGGTCCTTGTACTATGCAGGCTGCCCGTAGCCCTGGCTACGTGGACGTACCTGAGACCGAACGACTCGGTGTGGACAATAGTTTTCTTTGCGGCAACTACGGTCCTGCTCCCCATAACGTCCTGGCCCGTCTTGCTATGGAATGAAGGCCGCGCATTTTTTCTAATCGAGAGCGCGGAGTCGGTAATACTTCAGGTGTATTCGGCAGTCGAGGAGTAGCATCTAACGCATACTTCGGAGGTGGTATGTACGTTGTCGAGGTGGTATCGTCGGCCTTGGTAGTGCAGCGGGCGTATCGGTCATTAGAGTACGATTACGCCCTAAATATGTTCGACATACACAAAAAGAAGAAGTGGCGAGAAATCCGACTAGTGCGGATAGTCAACGGGGTGAAGGTGACCTTGAAGTTCGTTGACAAGTCTCGGTAAGAGAGAGCCCTTCGGGGCTTTTTCGCGCGAGGCGTGGTACACTACCCCCTCTTGTATATGGTGGCGGGCGGCTTAGCCGGTTAACCCCCGCATTGAAATCGATTGCAAAAGGGAACACCAATGGCGACCGAGATCGGAAGAGTAGATATGGTAGGGGGCGAAAATGCTTGATTTGTTTTCGCAGCTAGACTTGGCAGGAAACCCGCGAGTTGTGCGCGGCGGTATGGCCGAGCCTGTACAGTACAAGATATTGCGACTCATGAGGGACGGGCAGGAGCACTGCTCCAGAGGGTTATCCGATGTGTTGCAGCAGAAACAAAAGACCGTCCAAGCCGCGTTACGGCGACTGGAAGAGACACGCAGGATAGTGGTTAGCTCGGCGGACTTAGCATCTGGCGGCCTGGCTGGCAGGCGCTTCTACACCATAACTCGTGTAGGCCGCAAGTACATCGACAAGGCTGACGCGATACGGCGCCCGATCTAGAAAATCTGTGCTGGCACACTATTCGCACAACTAGAGGTAGCCTGTGGCTGATTTCTGTAAAGAGTGCTCGGAACACCTGTTCGGTGCTGACTACGGTGATCTGATGAGTCTCTGCGCTGCCGACGAGTGCATACTCGTGATCTGCGACGAGTGCGGTGTTGGCCATGTGGATGTGGATGGTAGGATGCTGCGGTCTAGTGGTCTTGACAAAGAAATAGATACAGGTACAATAGGTTCTCTTTTGCGGAGGTGGCCCGGTGAGTACGATTAAACGTTGCGGTACTTGTTACTATTGCACGGTCAGTACCTGCTATCACGCGCCGCCAACGCCGACCCTGGTGCCGGTTCGTGGTCTAAGCGGCGATGGGGTGCAGGTCGTAGCTTTGCGCCCGCCCGTACAGGCGCACGAGTATTGTTCTTTTTGGGAGGCGGAGGAGAACCTCTGCGAGCATTTGCATCACAAGGTTAGCGTATAGTTCGGGTTGTCGATTACAGACAAGCCAGCACTAACCAGCAAAAGGAATTACAAATGTCAGCCCTGCGCAACCCGAACGCACCCCACAATCAAGCGTTCCAAATGAAAGGACGCCACAACGGCAAGGCCCGCGCGTGGTACAAGCGCGGTACCAACAACAACC